GGCCTGCAATGCTTGTCGAATCTTCACGTCGTTCTCCCAGGCCTCGGCGCTGTGCGTGGCCCCGCATGATGGACAGATGAGGATCATGGCAACGCCTGAAACTTGTCTTGAAAACTGTCGCATCGATAATCCGAGCTGACTCGGTACATCCGACCAGGTTTCAACCCGATGACCTTGCATCTCGGTTGTTGGCCAAGGTTTGCGTCACCTATGCCCACACACTGATAGTCTTGGATGAAGCTGACACAGAACAAGCACCTGGTCTGCTTGTTCCCTTTGCGATAATTCACGGCTTTTTTGGCTTTCAACATCACTCTTTCCTTTGGCTGCTCATCAGTACCGGGCCACCACGCCCGGCAGACCCCTGTTTCCAGGGGTTTCGCTCAATCATTCACCGGGGCGACCTGCACGTTCTCTAGAAGGTTCCCGTGGTCCCAGGGCAAACAGAATTCACTGATCGCTTCCACCTTCAGGGCCTCCTCGGCCTGGTCTGCCAAGGGATGCACACCGTCATCCAGAAAACTGGCCACCACCGGCAGGGTGATGGTGGCCGTGGCCAGATGCCTCATGCCATCACCTCCTCGATAAAGATGCGTGATCCCTCGAACGATAGCCGCCAATGGCCATCCCGTGTCTCCGGGCATCGATCCTCCAGCAGCTTCCACAACTTGCGCTGGAACAACCGCGAATCAACAGCCATGTCGTCAAAATGGCACACCTTGTCGGCCAATCCTTCCGGTACCTGGTACTTTCTCGGTTCTCTCTGTCCCATGGTCTTCTCCTTTGTGGTCTGCGTTATTTGATGATTTTGGAAGCGCCGCGCTGCTGGCTGATGTTCTCCCGCGTTGCCTGCGCCTTGGCTTTGACCAGCTGCATCGCCTTGCGCACCCTGGTCCCGGCGGTATCGTTGCCCTGGTCGAACTTCTTGGCGTCCTTCAGTGCCCCGGTCAGGATGTCGATGGCCTCTTGAACCTGCTGTTCCATGTTCTTCTCCTTTGTCCGTCCCCCTCACAGGGCCGCGAAATCGAGGTTGATCTGCTGGTACCGGCCGCTGGCGTCCCGCTCGTAAAACCGGTGATACACGCAGGTTCCGGTGATGGTCACCGCGTCTGCAATGGCGTCCATAGCCTTTTTCCAGGTGGGGTGGTCGATCTCCAGCTTGCGCAATCCCAGGATGCGGCGGGCATTGATGCGGCCCTTCTTGTCCACCTGGAAGGCATCCTCGATCAGCGCCCGCACCTCGCTGGCCGCGAACTTGGTCCACTCCCGCAAACATTCATCCACCAGCACCTTGGCCGCCTGCAACCGTTCGTCGAACTCGATCCGCTCGGCGATCTCACGCGTCACCCGGTATTTGCCGTCAAAACTGGTCAACTGGATGTTGCCCTTGGGCCCGCCGAGGCTCACGCCGTACTCCTCGGCGGAGAGGTCGACAAAGGCGTCGAACTCTCCGGTCATCTGCACCTTGAACTTCGCCAGGTCATCGGCCATGGCCTTGGCAGCCTGCACCATCCTGAGCGCCACGGCATCCCGCAGCAGGTCGATAGCCTTGATTTGCTCGACCGGTACCAGGTGGCCGAGCGCGTTGGTCTTGTATCCTTCCATCAGAACACCTCCATTGCGGCCGTCTCCGCCATCGCCTTCACCTGCGCGGCGTGCCGGGCCATTTGTTGATAGAGTTTGATTTTTTCAGCCGCCAACTCACATGCATAGCCGATGCTGGTCAACTGATCGCCATTCGGAACGCCCTCGCATTCCGTGAGCAGGTCATACACCCGCACCACCTGATCCAGCGCATCGCAACACATCCCCTTCACCACCGCCGGCTGGGCGATACGCCGCTGCAAGTCCAGCGTGACATCCCATATATGGGACAAATTGACCTGCACCACCGTGTCGGGACGGCGCAACCACCTGGTGCTGCGCATCAGGGCACTGATCGCGGCCTCGATGTCGACCAACTGTTTCTGCATTGTGACGATTTCCTGAGCACTCATGATCTTCTCCTTGTTGCTGTTGCGGCTCCTGTGTATTCTGGCCACGGAGCCTGGTTTTTACGCGTGGACTGCTCCTTTCTTCCGGTCAGGGGATGCGCCAACATTCCCTGACCGTTCCCTGCCTGGTTGCCGCTTTTCCGCGGGGCCAACCAACTCTTTCAGGGTGGCGATGCGCAGTTCCTGCGGCAGCTTCTTTCCCTTGCAGACATTGCAAAAGGTGTATTTGTAAGCTCTCTGCTCACCATAGGCGGTCTTGCTCTGCAGCCTCTGTGCTTGGCAGGCTGCCTTGAATCCGCGCTGCGTCATGGTGGTCGGTAGGCCATTGGTCACCGGGCAGATCTCAATGGCCTGCAGCCGCGTGATGACCTGCTTCACGGTTTGCACCTCGTCTCTGGGTTCTGCGGTAAAAAATTTTATTCATCTCCGCCCATCTCCATGGTTAAACGTTCCTTAAATCGCACTTCAAACAGGCTTTGCGCTGCTTGATCATGCTGGCGTTGCTGCCTTTCACTCCCAGTTTCTGCGCCTTGTTCCACAGCTCGGCGCACTTGCCCGGAGCGATCTCGCCCAGCACCGGGCACACCACCTTGCCGCCACGGCCGTACATCTTCATCACCCGCGCCTCCATCTGCTCGGTGCTGGCCGGGTACTTGCCAGAGAGCAACAACGATATGGTCGCCGCCGAAACACCCAGCTCCCTGGCCACCTCGGCACGGCCGACCATCTCGGCACGCTGCCGCAGAATCTCCAACCATCCGTCTGCCATTGTTTCTTCTCCCGCAGGCCGTTTCCCCGCCTGCTCCTTGATTTTCGGCCGCTTCAGCTCGTCAGACGCCAAGTTGTAGCGATACTGGCGCCCCGTCTGCCCCACCACTTTGATGTGCCCATCCCGGTGCAGCATCTGCGTGTATTCCTCAACCGCTTTCCTCGACGCCCCGGTTAGCCGCACCAGGTCGGACCGGGTAAAACCGCGCTTCAACTGCTTGATGGCCCGCCAGATCTTGTCACGGCCGGTGTTTTTCGAGATTGGCCGCTTGCTGGGCCGCTCGGTCAGGTCACGAGTCACCGCAAAGATCGGGTTCTGCACATAAGGGCCAGGTTCCGCATAGCCTTTGGGCAGTTTGTTGTCCTCGATCTCTTCCAGGTAGCCTTCGCGGGCCAACTTATCCAGTACCCGCAACACCGGCTTGCGCTCCAACTCCACCCCGGCCACCACCTGGTCTAAGGTCACCTTCCTGCGCCCGCAGGTCAGCAGAAAGAACACCACCGGGTCAAGCACGGTCATCGCGCCCGCTCCTTCTCCGCGTAGGCCTCGAGATGCGCCGCCGTGACCACCTCAAGCCGGTTATGGCTGGCGATCCGTTCGGCCCGTTCCAGCCAGGTGGTGGTCATGCGCAACCGGCCTTTGCCGTGCAGATGAATGAAGGTGATGGCGTCATCGCTGAGCGCCACCTCGCACACCTGCTCGGCGTAATTGGCTATTTCGTCCTGGTCGAACAGCTCGAAATGCACCCGCACCGTGATCCGGTCCACCAGGTGCGGATAGTTTTTCAGCTTCTTTTCCAGATCATCCATGCCCATCAGCACGATCGGCGCGTTGGTCATGTCGCTGATGTCGCGCACCGTCTCGATGATGCCGCTATCCACCAGATAATCGGTCTCGTCGATGATGATCGGCTGCGACTGTTCGTCCAGGATATTGAGCAACTGCTCGAAGATGTCGGCGGAGCGGTATTTCGGCGCCTCTTCCAGCGCCGAAACGATGTTGGCCAGCAGCTCCCGGCGGGTGCCGCCGTCCGTGGCCCGCACATAAGGGACGGCGTGGTTGGTGTAGTACCAGTCGCCAATCTCGGTCTTGCCGGTGCCGTATGGCCCATACACCAGCATGATGCCGATCCGCCCCTTCACGGGCTTGCGCAGCACCTCCATGCCGGCCATGAACCGCCGCACGTTTTGCGTGATTGCAAAAGTGTCTCTCATTGGTTATTTTTCCTCCAAGGTTGTCTTCATTCCCTGGCCCTTGGCTGCTCGCAACAGCCCAGGGCCTTCTTTTTTGCCGTTCACAGCTCCGCCTGATCGGCGTCTTCAACTCCGTATTTCTGCCGCAGATCGCCCTCCAACAGCAGATAGCCCTTGCCGGTGGAGTCGGTGGTGTAGAAATCGGTCAGAAAATCGTATTCCCACCGGGTCAACCGCCGCTTGGTCTTGCGCAGTGAGGCCGAAATCTCGAAGTACCGGTCCGACTTGCAGGTGATCAGGTTGACGATCTTCTCTTTCTTGGCCGGTTTCACCGGGGCCGGATCGCTGAGCACAATCTCCACCTCGCGCAGCTTCTGTGCCATTTCATCATGCCGCTCCTTGGTCCTGTCGGCGGCCGATACCGCCTTGGCGGCCTCTTCCAGCATCGGCGTGGAATGTTCCTCGGCCTTGGCCGGGAACTCGACCAGATTGCCCACCTCTGCCTTGCGGAAGTCCACATAATCCGCATAGGCTTCCCTGTTGGCCTCTTCCTTGCTGAATTGCTTCAATTTCTTCACGCCTTCGCGCATGATCTTGTCTTGGTGGTGCCTGGATGCGGTGGAGAACTTGGCCCGGTCAATACCGTGCCACTGCGGGTCGATGGCAACGCACAGAAAGGAGCGCTCGCCGCGATCGCCGTACAGGTAGATAAAGGCAGTGCCCATATCCACCGGATCCAGCAGCACGAACACGCTCTCTCCGAGCTTGCCGGCAAACTCTTGCGACTGATAGAAACGCCCATCGACCTGCACGCCCTTCTTGCCGATCGTGCGCCTGCCGCCGTCACTGGGCGCCGGCATCAGCAGCATGTCCAATGCCCGCAGATCGTGGATGCGCCGGATCGGCTGTTTCCAGTTGCGCACCATGTCGATCGGTTTTTTCCCGTCCAGGCCGCTGTGCGCGTCGAACATGTAGGAGAATTCGACCCACTCGTTGCAGAACTTCTGCAGTTGCTCGGCCGTCATGTTCACCTCGACCGGATCGTTCGCCTTGTTCATCACCCGTTCCGCGAAACTGCGCCGGGCCTCGATGGCCTTACGTTCCGGCACGTTGTGGCCGATATAGTTCGGCATCAGCTCGACCATCCCATGCAGGAAGGTGCGGAACGATCGTTCGATGTGCGGTTTTTCCTGCCCCTGGAACGGTGTGCAGTACATGCGGTCGATTTCCAGGCCGTCCAGGACTCGGGTAACGTGGGCCGATTTGTAATCCTGGCCGTTATCGATCTTCAGCGTCTCAGGAACCCCCCACTCGATGATGCAATGGCGCAGCAAGCCGACAATGGCCGTGGCCTTGGACGTCTTGGACACCAAAAAACGCAAACGACGGGAATACACGTCGATCATACCGATGATCGAATGCCGCCCATCCACCAGCATCACGTCGGCAGGCGTCGAGTCGGCTTCCCACAACTGGTTCAGCCGCTCCACCTGTTCGCTGGCCGACCCGAACGCCAGCAAACACTTGTTCTTCCACTCGTCAGGGTTGGTGTAGTACAGCCACAACTCTCTGTTTTCCTCGATCCAGCGTGCACGGAACCGGCTGATAGTCCCCTCGGTGGGCGCCGCGTGCCCGAACCGGCCCTGCAATGTCCGGCGGATGTTGGCGCTACTGGTGTTTGGATTTTTGCACATGGCGCCGATCACCACCTGTTGCATCTCCTCGGTCAGTGTGGTGCACCCTTTCTTGGGGTTGTGGTACCCGCTGGCCAGCCCCGGCATGCCGTGTTTCTCGTAGTGGTCCGTAAACCGCCGCAGGGTGGAGTAACTGGTCTGTTCCCCAACCACGGCGATAATCTCTTCAGGGACATTGATCCGGCCCTCGTTGTAGGCTTCCACAAACGCGCGGTCGGCCTTCTTGCTCCGCTGGGCATGGCGCGGTATCGCGAAACCTGCCGCCTTGATGAATCCATCGCAGAGCTGCAGCAGCCCTAACCGGGCCTTGGCCTCGTTGCGCCGTTGTTCGGGCAGCCGTTCAAACGCCTCCAGGCCCTGTTCCTTGGCGATCAGCTCCCGTTCCTTTTCCTCGGCCCGCGCCGCCAGGATGGCCTTGGCCGCGTCGGCGCCGATTTGGCCGACAATGCAGTCGGTCCCAGTGCACTCGGCCGTGGCCCGCTTGGCCATCACCGCCACGCGGTATTCCTCGGGGAGCAGGGTGATGGGGTAGTGCTTTTCCTGGCCGCTTGGGCCTTTCTTCCACACGAACGCCAGTTGCATTTCATCAAGGGAGCGGATAACTGAAGTCCGGTGCACCCCTACGGCCTCGGCGATCTCTCTGGCGGTCACTGTCCCCTTCACCTTGCTCCCCCTTGCCCCTTATCCCTTCAGTGTCTCCAGCAGATCCTCGAGCAGGCTGACCATGGTCTGCCGGCCGACCGACTTCCAATCCTCGTCGTTCTGGTTCTGCACCACCTGCAACAAGGCCATGTAGGTGCTTTGCACCAACGGCGGCAGGTGTGGGGTTTTCTTGGCGCGGTCCGAGTGTTTCTTCACCCGGTCTTCGATTTCCTTTCGTTGCCGCTCAAGGATCACCTGGATAATGAAGTTGGCCGTGATCTTGGCGCCGGTTGCGCTGGCCTTATCCAGCACCTGCAACCAGATTTCGCGCTGTTCTTCGGGGGAGAAGAGGGTGAGGGGGCGGGCCTGCGCCTCGTTTTTTGGGAGGATAGCCTCGATGTCGGTTTCGTTTTGTGCGCAATTGCGCACATTTTCGGGAAGGCTAATAATAGCGTCCCTTGAACTTTCAAAGAGTTCTTTCAGGTTGATGTGCACCTCTGATGCTTCGATGAGTTGATACGCTGTCCGACGCGCCATATCCCAAACCCGCAGCAGATACTCCTCAAAGGTCGGATACTGCGTCCGGTACAACCGCTGATCGCGGATCTCTGCCAGGGCCATGCCGACCAGCACAAACCCCTTCATATTGGTCTCGATCACGGCCTCGAGTTCGGCCAACAGCGTCTCTTCCCGCTCGGATAGCGGCTTCTCAGGGTTATTCAGCATCGGGTGCATGATTGGTTTCCTTGGTGGTTGATTGGTTGATTTTTTCCTGTTTGATCTTCTTGGTCATTTCCCGCATCGCCTCGGCCTGGCGGGCTCGCGCCTGGCGGGCAAACTCCTTTCTCTCCATCACATCCTCCCTTTTTTTGTATGACTGTCCCTTGTAGGAGCGGGCCATGCCCGCGATCAGAAAGCTGTTCTGCAATAGCCACGATCAACACCACCAGGGCAAAGATCCCTTTCTTTCAACAAGATCTGGAATAGGGAATAATTCATACTGGCTGCCTCTGACCGAAACACGACCACCTCCTTTCTCTGAAGTGGCCACCTCCACCACCTCGCCCGCATGAGCGGCCAGGCACGGGTGCCAAAACCCCGCTCCATAAAGCATGACGATCCCTCTTCTCAGCACCACTCTCCGCTCTCTGATTTCACCGTCCGTCATGTCCTCACCTCACTGGTTCATTTCCTTCAAAAACATCTCCCGCTTCCTCTTCTCCCGCTGGAGCCGCTTGATATCCTCATCAATCTTTTGCGTCTCGGCGCGCAACGCATCCGGCCCGGGCATCGCGAACAACCCGGCCGTCTCCGCCATCATCCGGAGTGGACCGTTGTCACCGGTCACCATGCAGAAGGCGGGCACATACTCCGCCGGCAGCCGGTGGCCTTCCTTGCTTTCCGCCGTCCAGGCGTCAAGCTGGTATTTGCTCACCTCGATGCCCAGCAAATGGCTCATCTTGCCCGCGATCTCCCATCGCGAAAGAGGGCACTGTTTGATTGCTTCAACCACGGCCAATCGCAACCGCTCCCGAATATTCGCCGATCCTTCCCGCACCACGTCCTTGTCCTGTTCTTTCTGGGCACAGCTCAATAGATCCAGCAGCGTCATCTGCCGGCCGTTGCCGTTGTCTATTCTTTTTCTCCGCCTAGACATTGACGCTCTGTTGCCCAGTTGGTAGGGTAGGCTCACCGAGAGCCTTTCTTTTCAGCTCCAGCTCGTAGGCCTCGCGCTTCTTCACGATCTCCTGGCGGATCAGCTTCCGCAGGACTCGGCGCGCCGCAGGCCCGAAACATTCGTCCACCGTGAGCCCCAGGTACCCGGCGATCGCCGCGCGGATATGCTGGGTTGCCCGGGTGCCCTTCACGGTCTTCTGCACCGGGTGCATGGTGATTCCAAGCGCATCGGCGAGCTGTTGCATGGAAATGCCGCGTAGCTTGAACAGTTGCTGCAGGTCGTTCATATTTCTATCATTCATGGAATAAGTGGTTGCTATATGTACGCTGAAATATCTGCTGCACTAGCCAGCGCAAAAACTGCACTAGACCTAGCGAAGGCGGCGAAACAGCTTTCCGATTTTAACAATGTCATTGCCGCAGTCGCTGAGGTGAACACAAAACTCATGGATGCCACCGTTGTTGCGCTCGCCAGTCTGGAGAAACAATCTGCGCTCTCCGACCGCGTAGCCGAACTTGAAGACAAGCAGCGACAATTGGACGATTTTGAAACTCAAATCCAGCGCTACAAGCTGCATGAATTTGCTGAAACAAAGGCACTTGTTTATGCGTTGCAACCATCTCACGAGAACGGCGAGCCCCTTCACTATCTTTGTGCAACCTGCCTGGGCAATCGAAAGAAGACGATACTCCAGCCGGATGGACATCTTTTGCGTTGTCATATCTGTGATATCTCTCTTGCCGCTCGCAACCCCCAGTATGTGAATCCGACGGTAGCGAGAAGCAGTTGGATGAATAAATTCGACGGATATTGAACCCGTCTCCCTTTTTTTGGTTTTTAATGGCTAATTTTTAGCGTTAAGTAGACTTAACAAACAAACGTTAATCGTGTCAACAGAAAAACAAACAAATGTTAGCATTGCTGATCGCTTGCAGTCCCTGGTCAATGAGCAGACCGATGGGAACGCCAAGCTATTTGCCGAAATTGCGGGAATTGTCTCGGTGACCTTTTACAACTACCTGAAAGGTAGAGTCCCAAAAGCTGACGCATTGGCAAACATTTGTATAAAATATGGAGTGAATTTAAATTGGCTGGTAAGCGGGGTCGGGCATAAATATATAAAGACAGAAGACTCCTCGCTGAAACTTGATCCTAATCCTGAAATAGCAGAACTGCTTGAAGGGGCCAGGAAGGTACTCACCAGTGGCAACCCTATTGCTTTTGATGCCCTGGAAAGGAACATTCGCTATTTCTCCCACGCCATTGAGGTAGAAAAACGGATGCAGGAGATGGAGGCCAAACTGGCGGAGGTGGATGAACTGAAGAATTACGTGCTGGAGTTAAAAAGACAGGAGGAGGCCCGTGAGAAAGCCCGCCTCGAGGAACAATTATCAAAAAGGAAGGTGGCGTGATCTATGTCAATTTTTAAAAGGCAGCGGAGACTGTACACAAGTACCACAAAGTAGCTTTTTGCCATGCACACCTTGCGAGTTTTTTTGTGGTACATGCGTTTTCACTGCTACAATGGAAAAACAACACTATGCGAGTTTAAACAAGAATATTTCCCACGCACACCTTCGCGCACACCTTTGTTAAGCGAAATCTTAAATAGGTTCAAACCTTGTGAGTACGCCATGGAACAGATGATCGAGCGAATCAAGGTCACGGATCACATCGACCTCGAACTCTACGAAGGGACCGACGATATCGGCGGCTGCTACATTTCCATCAAGCACAGTATTAAGATGAGGGACATGGAAGGCGAGGTGATCATCACCCCGGTAGATGTGCCAAAACTGCTCCAATCCCTTGCCAGTGCGGCAATCAAGCTCACATCAAGGGAGTGCTACAGCATCGGTTTCGAGACAGCGCAGGAGGGGGACAAGAACGACCCCTTTATATATATAGAAGGGTACCACCAAACAGCATCCGGCGCCGAAGTCCTCAAACAAGCCGGCGCCAATAGAACGAAACGACTCGCCGAAATCAGATCTATGAACCTCGGCAAGAAAGAATGAAACGGACTCAAACCTTGCGAATAAAACTTTACGGTTCCAAACCTTGCAGCAGATTTTAACCCGTTTTGAATTTTGGACTCATTTTTAAATTTTGCCCAAAATTTCCAAATCAAAAACCCTAACCCATTGTTTTAAATCCAATCCCACCACATTTCACTTTATCCCACCATATCCCGGATACGGGTTCATACCTTGTGGTTCTCTACACAAGGGATTTCACGCCGCCCACTTGAGGCGATTGATCGCCAAGTCCAGGGTCAG